TAATCACCCAGATGATTCATTTTTGGATGGTGTTTTGTATTTTTTTATTAACAAAACAGCCTATTCTGGTATGATAAGATACAACAATAGCGGCGAATACAATGTTCCATTCGGTAGGTATCCTAATCTTAATACGCACCTTGTGACTGCTCAGCATAGTGAGTTGTTGCAGCGTGCAGAATTATTCAATATGGATTATCGAAAAATCTTTGACATGGCTGGTGAGGACGATTTTATTTTTCTTGACCCGCCGTATGATTGTATTTTTAACGATTATGGCAACATTGATATGATGAACGGTTTCGATGAAACTGAACATAGACGATTAGCAGAAGACTTTCGGAATTTATCGTGCAGAGCGTTAATGGTTATTGGAAAGACCCCATTAACTGAAGAACTCTATAGTGGTTATATTTTTGATGAATATTACAAGAATTATGCAGTGAATATACGCAATCGTTTCAAAAACGATAAAATGCACGTTGTCGTAAAGAACTATTAAAAGGGAGATGTATATATGGCATATTTGAAAAAGAAGGCCCTGTTTTTTACAACATCACCCCGAACACCCTCTAAAATGATACCTGAAATTCAGCTCTTGGCTGAAACTTTTAGTGGTAGAGAATGGAATAAGCAGTCACAAATTGAGTTTACAGAACTGTTAACTAAATCCTCATTTTTTGAAGGAAAAGGTTCATTAAAAAATAAGGACTTTAGTGCGAGGGACAGGATAACTCGGTCCCCTAAAGCGTTAGGATTTGTTGATTTAAAACCATATATCGAATTAACCGAAGCGGGAAATGCATTTGTATATAGTAAACGACCGCAAGAGGTTTTTTTACGGCAGTTATTGAAATTTCAGCTTCCTTCACCATATCATGTTGAAGCAGATGCAATTGGCGGTACTTTCTTTATTAAGCCATATTTGGAAATTATGCGCCTTGTGCGTGATTTGGAAAGCTTATCATTTGATGAACTCAAAATATTTGCTTTAATGTTGACTGACTACAGAGAATACGAAGTCATAAAAAATGCTATTCTTAAATTTAGAGTAGAAAAAGAAGCATATAAAGGGCGGTATAAAAAATTTGTTGATGAAAAATGGACTGAGATATTGTTGAAGACGTATGCCTCTGATATTGATGCAGGCAAAACAAAGACACGGGAAACTGTAGATGGAAGCTTAAAAAAATTTATTTCTACCAAAAAGAATAATGCGCGGGATTATACAGATGCTTGCTTTCGGTATTTGCGTTATACAAGTCTTGTTTCTGTGTCTTATAAAAATCATTCGATTTCATTTTATCCGGATAAGCTAAAGGATGTAGATTTTATACTTAAAAGTGTGGAAAGAAAGCCAGTCTATATTGATGATATAGAAAAATATAAAGAATATTTGTTTAACGCTTCTAAGCCTGTTTTATATATTGATAATCGCAATAATGTGGCAGACCATCTAATGCGTATAAGCGAATATACGCAACGGCAGTTATCAGGGATGACATTAGATGAGTTAAAAGATTTGCGCGATTCTATTGTGGCTGAACGCAAGAAGACTGTTATTAATGAACAAGTCATAAAAATCAAGTCTTATGCCTTGTATTCGGAAATTATTGATACATTTAATGAGATAATTTCTGATGGATATTATGATGCTCCGTTGATGTTGGAATACAACACATGGCGTGCTATGACTATGCTTGATGGCGGTGAAATTAAAGGTAATTTTAACTTTGATGACATAGGTCAACCATTGTCAACGGCGGCAGGTAATATGCCTGATATTGAATGTGATTACAGGGATTATGCGTTATCTGTTGAAGTAACCATGCAATCTGGGCAAAAACAATATGAATCAGAGGGCGAACCCGTAGCGCGTCATTTGGGATATTTGAAAAAAGGGTGTGGTAAAGAAACATATTGTCTATTTATTGCGCCTACGATAAACTCTGCAACCCTTGCACATTTTTACGGGCTGAATCATATTCCAATTGCTTTGTATGGTGGAAAAACAAAAATTATTCCACTAGATCTAGATCAATTCATGCGTTTGGTTGAAAATTCTTATAATTATACAACGCAGCCTAAACCTGTTGATGTGAGAAAATTTCTTGATTCTGTAATAGAGCAAGGAGATATTGCATCAGATGAGAATGACTGGAAAGAGCGCATTCAAAAATGTGTTGATGAATGGTTAGTTGTATAAGGCATAAAATTTGTGATGAGTTCATTCATTAAGAATGCTCCAATAGAAAAAGGCCCCGGATCTCTCCGAGGCCTGTTAAGAAAATTAGGTGATTACGCGGCTTTGCGCTTGGGTTGGCAGGAAGACCAGTGCTGATAGCAGGGCATATCGTTGATGTCGTGCCCGTGCTTGGCAAGAATTTCTAGGATGCGACCCCAAGAAACTTCATGGAAAGCGTCCCAAAAGCTTCCGGCCAAAGGCGAATCAACTATGCGCAAAAGGCCGTCAAGCTTTCCAAAGACGTCAGCAAAGAGAAATCTCACGTAATAGATGAATGTGAGCAGGGCTTCGGCCTCTTGAGCGGACAAGATGACTGAGCCTTCCGCAAGCGTCGGCGCCGGAAGCTGCGGTTTAAGTGTGCAGGTTTCGATGAGCGTGAGTGCAGCTTTCATCTGATCGTGGCGCAGGTCTTTGTAGCTCGCGATCTTGAAGTAATCGTAAAGAGCGTTGTAGACCGTCTGGTAGTGAACGGAGCTGTTCTTAGCGCGCGATTTGATGGCCTTGCGGATCTCGTACTGCTCTGTAGTCGTGATCAGCGCTGACTGGTCTGTCGGGGCTCGCAGCGCTTCTTCCATCCGCTTGAATTCGTCAATGTATGCCCACTTGAATTGCGCAGCCTTCGTGCCCGTGAAGCCCATGGCAAGGAACGTGAATCCTTCCTTCGTCAAGGCGTATGCACGATACTTGACGACGCCATTACCAAGGTTCGCCGGCTTTTCAATGTTGATCTTAATGAAGTTGTTAAGCCGTTCTTCTGGCGTGGTCTTCAAGATGGACTCGATATCACGAAGGACATGATCGTGACGTTTGCCAAAAACATCGGCAATGTTAGTTGAAAGAACGGTTGGAATGCCGTTGTAAATAGTGACCGCAGGAGCGGCTGAGTGAGTAGCAACAGCTTGCATAGCTTGTCTCCGGTAGAGGTTTAAAAACCTCACCGCCGCTTTCCACGGTGGCGGGTGAGGTCTCGCGGGGTGGAAATACCGATCTACCGGAGTCGGCCACCCGAAGGTGCCCGCGAGCCTCTCCCATAAAGAGACTTTTACGCAAGTTATTGAAATTCCCTAGCTCCCCATTTTTGGGGTGCTGGCAAACAAAAAAAAGCCGCATCAAATTGGGCGGCTTACTTGCGCCGATAGATCAGTCGGGTTTCCACGCCCGGCACCGTCGCTTTCACGGTGCAAGGGAAGAGTACTCGATCTGGAGGCGCGTGTCAAAAAGGCCTCGGATCTCTCCGAGGCCATGAGAAAGAAGTCAGCCGATGGCGGCGTTCTTAGCTGGGACGTCTCTATAGCTCCAGCGTGTTTTGATAAGGCGGAGCTTTGTGCTCTTTGACTTTGGTAAGTTCATACGAAGAAGAGAGCATTCCGTCTTTGAGTGTTTGCTTAATTGTGAGTTCACAGTTGAGGATATCCCCAGCGCCGAACGTTTCCTCATGTCTCTCAACACGGGCAAGAAACTCTTCGTCCAACACGGTAACCATGATCGATTGACCGTTGTAGGTAACTCGCCATTTTCGATCCTGCTTGAAGTTTGGCGAATCGACCTGCACGAAAACGGTCACATGATTCTCGGTCAGCAACTGCTCGTCCGGTTCTTTGACAAAGTCGGCGACATCTTCCTCGGTCAGTTCAAAGACTTTTTTGGTATCAGACAGCTGTAAGGAGGAAATCCCTTCAATGTTGAGAGGGCTGACAAATTCTGCGCAATCTCGCTTGACAGAAGAATTTTGGAAAACAACAAATGCCGTATTGTTCACGACAATAGAGTCTTTGCCAACGTAAATTGTTTTCTGTTCTCTGTCTGGGATCGTGTCGATTTTTGTGATCGCTCTTCCCTTCAGCCACTTCTTCAAGGCAAAGATTTCCAGCAAGCAAGAGACAATGGCAATGCCGTTGGCCACGGCACTTGCGGGCTTACCACTTAAGATATCGGTAACAGCCTCGAATATGGATGAATCCAGGACGAGTTCAACTCCAAAGCTTCCTTTCTTGAACGTGGTCACAGAAAGCGAGACTCTCGATTTGTCAGCGAAAATTGTTTCGTTCGCTACATCTGCGATTCGATTTAGAGCAGTCAGAGACTGAGCCAGAACCTTAACTGGAATTTTGTGATTTTCCAATGCCGGTCCATCGTAAACCAACAACATCGGGGTTGAGCTCTTCATGTCGTCGTGCAGAGATTCAGAATTTGTCATTGAGAAGTAGAAAGGAAATATTCAATGCCATTTGAAGATGGTAAATTTTTGCACAAAAGACAACGATGCTCCTTGGAAGGTGGGGGTTTGGAGCGCCGAAGTGGAGCATACCCGAATGCAAACACATGCCAAAAAGACCCCGCTGCCGAAGCTCGAGGCCAGTAAAGCAGAGATCGTAACGCTACGGGCTATAGCGCTGTAGCGACACAATGTGTCACACTAGCGTATTCTTCTTTTACAGGAAAGATCAAATGCGTAAACTTCTCCTTGCGGCACTTCTATCAATCGCCGCATTCTCTTCTGCTTTTGCAGCCGACGTTTATGTTCGTGGCTATACCCGTTCTGATGGCACGTATGTTGCTCCGCATTACCGTTCAAGCCCCAACTCAACACGCAATGACAACTGGTCAACCCGAGGGAATATCAATCCTCACACGGGAAGATTAGGAACGAAAAACCCAGACTACAACTATGGTTCCAGTTCTCCCTATAAGGGTTCGACAACAAGGCAGCCTTCATCAACTTTGAGGGCTCCGAGGTAGGGTCAAACCTTTCCTAGCACGTCAAAAGCAGTTTCAGTGCTATAGCTCGTAGCGTTATGATCTCTGCCCAAGGCTCCGAAGGTTTTCACCAACGGGGCCAAAATGTCACTACGGCGGATTGCAATCTCCTCTCCGTAGAGGCCTCCCCATTGATGAGGAGGGCTTCAGCCTGCCAGGTACAAGATCAGTTGCGGGAACACTTGTAATTTAAAAGGGCGACTCATCAACGTGACAAATCCAATATTACTAGTGTTGGTAGGCATAGCTCCTGCCCCACGTCCGGGAAGTCATTACGTTCGCCTCAAGACGCGGGGCGGAAAATTTGAAGCGCTCAGTCGCCTGCTGCTTGAGCGGCCTCGGCGGCCTTCATTTCTGTGAGCCACGGATCCTCTTCAGCAGGAGGAGCCGGCGGCATTCCAGTGGCCGGTGCAGCGCCGAAAAGATCGGCGGATGGATTCACGCTCTCCGGTTCATCAGATCCTGCATCAGGCTGATCGTCAGCTGCGATCTGCGTTGCTGCAACCGCCTCGGAAGAGGTGGCAGTGGTTTCAACAGTCGGAGGCGGTGCGGGGACCGCGGCTTTCTTCTTGAGCTTGTCTTTAAGTCCGGCCGCGCCTTTTTTTGCAGATGCATTTGCAGAAGTTTCCGGAGCAAACCAATCTTCGGGCGTGCTCACACCATCTCGCAGACTTCTGTAGATGTTGCGCAAGTTGACTACTTGCGCCGGAAGGATCGAGTCTATGCGGCGTTGAATACGATCTTCAAGCTGCTTTTTGGATACGCCAAACTTAGCAAAAGTCTCTACAAGACCTTTGATGCCCTCAGCCGTCATGTCAACGTTTGCTCTTTGAGTAGCTTCGCACTGACTTAGCGCCGCTTCGGTTACATCGCCTGGAATAACAGACAGGATGCATGAGCGAAGTCGACGTGCGCCTTGATTCGCAACCAGCTCGTAGATGTCTCGATTGTCAGTGAGCTGATAGCTGCCTTTTCGCGTATCACGCTTCAACGCAACCTGAAAAACCACTTCGCGTCGCGTGTTGGTTTCTACGTCCCACGCGAAAGCGGCTACCGTGGAAACGCCATCCTTTTGCGACAACTCGCGGATGCCGTATTGAATATTTCCCCAGGCTTGCGCAAGGGCTTCAGCGAGTCTGATTGAGGGGCCGCTGATAATATTGCCGCCACGGCTATAAGCGTAAGTTGCTGAATTGGCTAACGAAGGACGACTGCATGTATTGAGAATGCGATCCATAGCAACGATGGGGTTGCGTGGGTTCATGCGTGCCACCACAAGCGCCGCTTGCACCTCGGCAATCGCTCGTGCTTGATCTGTAGCAGCCAAGGGATTGTTGGCAGTAGGTGTCGATACCTCAGCGCCAGTTGCAGTGAAGGGATTCACGACGGTTTTTACCGGGATCGGCTCAACAATTTGAGTGGTCATGATTTTTAATCCTTTGCAGGGTAAATTCGGAACGCCCGAGACGGCGCAGATTCCGTCGTGCAGGCTTTGTAGACGTCAAGAAACTCTTCTTTGAGTTTCTTGGAATTGATGGTTTTGCGTGTGCTGGGAGCAGACCATGAGGCAATCGTTTTGCCGTCCCTTTTCAGCGAAACCGCATCCTGCATGAACTCCATGATTCGCAGTTGATACGTCTTTTCTTTCGCATCAAGCAGACCCTTCTGTTCTTTAATCGCGCACAATTTGGTCCACGCGTCAACGACATCCCCAGCAGTTGCTTCAACAGCTTTTTTTGCCGTCGCAACGCGGTAACGTCGAGCTGCATCTTTTGTTGAAGTCAAGTCGGGCGGAGTCCTGGACTCAACCAATGCCCAGAATTCGCTTTCACGCTCGATCAACAAAGCTTGAAGTTCTTCATCGGCTTCGATCGTATAGATCCTGAAGTCGTTTCCGCCGATCAGCACTGCGACGTCAGCAGTCTTGACGCCCGTAACAGCAAGGTAGTGCTGAACCTGCGTCATGTAGTAGTCGGGGATTTCATCTGTTCCAGGCTCACCCCAACCATCAGACTTAGACGAAGTCTTGAACTCAACCACCCGGCCGTCATCAGCGATTCCGTCAAGATTTGCGCGCATGAAAGGGTATTTCGAGCTCACAAATGCCTCTGCGGGCTTCGTAACCGTGCGCCCCGTTTTGTCTGCATATGCCTGACGAATAGGTGCTTCCAGAACACGTCCCCAGTAAAGCGCAGGGCGATCATCATCTTCTTCTGCGGTTTCGTCTATTGGCGTCGTTTTCTCTTCCCAAACTTGGTAAGGAGTGCGCCAAGGAGACATGCCAAGAATCGCAGCGACATCGGACCCGCCGATGCCTTTTTGACGTTCTTTTAACCAGGCAATTTGAGAAATCGATTCAGTCATAGTTTTGTCGTCTGCTAGTTAAGACCGAAGGTTGTTGATTTTTTGGTTGGTCTTCTGGGCAAATTCTTCCAAGAAGGCTGGTGGTATCGGCGAGTTGTTGAAGAAGTCGTAGAGGTATTCGACAGCATCAAATAGCGTGCAGACGGCTGTTTGCCCTTCGTTCTCTAGAATTTGCTTCGCTAATTCATCTGAATCGGCTTCAAGATCCAGCTTCGGATCTAAGCAGCTAGGATCGAAGCCGTCTGGGTAATTCCATGTCATAGCTTTAATCTCTTGATGAAAGCAAAGATGTAGTCGATGACCGTTTTTGCGGTGTTCGTAGCAGTGCGATTTCGGGCTTTGCGTTCGTGCTCTTTACGGCGTGTCGCTTTACTTTTTTGTGATGCGTGCCGGTGAGGGTGAGTGGGAACGCTCATGCCGCCTCCTGCTCTTCAGGATGACGCTGAAAATACTGGCGCCAGGATTCGACTTCTTTTTTGAAGTTCGGATGCTTTTCGACTTGTCTTGCTAGCCAAACTTCAAAATCATCGAGCGATGGTTCTTGTACACATGCGCTGTACCACTGGTACATAACGATGGCCTCACGCCCGTGACGGCTGACAGCTGCTTTGGTTGCCAATTCGAGGCTTTGGTTGTCATTGACGAAAGTAAGAGCAACGCTTCCGATTAAACAGTTCAGCGCGGTAGTGATGACTTTGACGTTCATTGGCTGAACTCCTAAAAAAGTACGTAACCATTAAGAACTGCCCACTGCATGAGCAGGCAGAGTGAGATACCGAGAGCGCAGATACCGGCGCCAGTCAGAACGGCGCAGATGATGATTGAGGTTTCGCTGAAACCCGTTCTTTCGTTGTGGCCGAGAAGTTTTTTCAACGTCATGGCGTTCTCGGAAAAAGAAAAGCCCCGACGCGTGAGCGTCGAGGCCAGTAGTTGGTGGCGGGTTGCAATGTAGGGGCCGCCGCGCCTCGAGCATCGCCATTGCTGCGAGCAATATCTTCTAAAACTGCGTCGATATTGCATCCCAAAAGCGGCAAAACGCCAGAGATCACAACGCTACAAGCTATAGCACTGAAACGAGCTACATCATCTAGAAAAACATTGTCGACAATGCGATAAGTAGTGGTGTGTACTGGAGAAGGCTTCGATTGGCCTTTTCCCTCCTTGAGTGCGATCATCTAGTTGTCGGACTCCTTTCGACAATTGATGAACTCAACTCAAGGAGGGAAAAGATGATTGAACGAAAGGCTGCTTATGAAGGTGTGGAACCAGAAGCGCTCTCGTTGCAGGAGCTGATGTACATTGGGCTCGTTCAGGGCGGAGCGGTGAAGCTTGAAGAAGTCGTAGACGACCGCGAAGCTTGGACGAGGAACCTCAACAAGCTTCGTGAGGCTTGGCATGCCGCAAGAGGAACAGTGGCGTTTTGGGAGGAGGAACGCCGCAGACTTCGCGAACAGCACTAAGCTCCTCACGCAGAGAGCCTAAGGCGGCGTCCAAAGCCGCCTGAGTGTCCTGCACGTCTTTTTCGCAGATCGGTTGATTGAACGGGCGCCCCATCCTCTCGTTGTAGAGAGGGTGACTCTTTCCTGATACAAACGCGCAAGTGACTTCCAGAAGTACATCGAAAGCTTGCCGAGCTTCCGACTTGCGCTTAGGTACGCTCAGTTCAAGGTAGCGGCTAGGGTTGATGTTCAT